TGGCGATATTGATGTATCATATGTTGGTTCATTATCACGTAGTCAGAAAATGGATGGTATAGCAAACGTTGAAAGATACTTAGGTTTATTGGGTGGTATTGCTCAATTCAAGCCAGAAGTGTTAGACTTATTTAACCAAGACAAAGCCGCGCGTGATTTAGGTGTTGACTTGAATATACCTGCAGCTTATCTGAATAGTGATGAAGACGTACAAGCATTACGCCAGCAACGTGCAGAGCAGCAACAAGCACAGTTTGAAGCCGAGAATATGAAGATGGGCGGTGAAGCTATGCAAGCAGTTGGTAAAGGTCAGAAGGAGTTGGAAGGTGAGTAGCTTTGATGATTTAAAAAGTTTATATCGTGCGGTATTTAATACGCCGAACGGTGAAAAGGTTTTACAAGATTTACAGGAACAACTTAATCCTGATGAAATCTTTGTGAAAGGCGATGCTGATGAAACGCATATCAATCTTGGTAAGCGTGAAGCATTTATTTATATTAATCAATTGTTGAGGATTGATGATGAGTGAAGAAAACGGAACAAACGAAGCGGCAGCAGTACAGGCTGAAATTAATACTACTAGCGATTGGCGTTCAAGTTTACCAGAGGATATTCGAAGCGCTAAGGCTTTTGATTCTGTCAAGGATGTAAACTCACTAGCTAAACAGTTTCTTGATGCACAGTCGCACATGGGTAATAGTATTCGTATACCTGGTGAAGACGCAGGCCAAGAAGCTATTGACGCATTCAATCAAAAGTTAATGAACAAAACTAGCTTGATGCAAAGACCAGAAACGCCCGAAGATTTTGACAGCGTTTTTAAATCTATGGGCAAGCCAGAAGATGCTAGCGGTTACGCAGTGCCAGAAGACGTAACAGGAAGCTATGATCACCTTCGAGACTTAGCTTTAAGCGCTAATATGACTAACAAGCAGTTTGAATCGTTAGTTAAATCAGTATCTCAACTTGATGCTACAGCCTTAGAAACTCAGCAGGCACAACAACAAGAGAGCATTAACGGTGTAAAGAAAGAATGGGGTGCAGCATTTGACCGCAATTCTAGCCAAGCAGTAGCAGCACTTGAAGCAACTGGCGCACCTGATAGTGTTATCGAAATGGCCAAAGCCGGTAATGTAGACGGTCAGACACTTAAATGGTTTCATGCGTTATCGCAAAAGATTGGTGGTGGTGAAGGCTCAAACGCTGTGTCTGATAATGGCGGCAATCAAGTAATGACACCGGCAGAGGCAAGCGCACAGTTAAAAGAGATTATGTTGAACCGAGAAGGCCCATACTGGAAAACTACGCACCCACGTCATAAAGAAATACAAGACAAGGCTATGAATCTACGTAGACTTAGAGCAGGTAATGCCGCATGAATGTAGCCAGAAAGGTTAGAGACTTTGCTCAAACGGTTAATATAAACTCCATGGGTTATGTTGACTTAAATAATTGTATGGGTGAATTGCGCTTGTTACTTGCTAGGCTTTCTATTGAAAAGGAGAGCAGGTTAAATGAAAAAGCGACGGAAGATGCGCAAATCATACATAAAGAAGAGCTTTCAGAGCGTGAACTATTCGAGTCACACGTTCGCAAGGTTGTTGAGGGGAAAAAGGCACATGGATGAAAGCGAGATTTACTACGAGATACTCGCTGATTTTGTTCAGGATAAATGCTCATGCGAGTCAGAAGAAGCCTATATTATGTCGGTTATACGCGACTTGATGCGGTGCGGCATTTGATTCTTTTAGGTTTGTTACTTACGGTAGGCGCTGTATTCTTGGTTTATACAGTCGTCTACTTTTTTTTACGCTTTACAAGTAGAATTATAGAACGTTACTTTTAGTTTACACTTACTTAATAAATACGTTATACTACCATTACGCAGGTAGCCATTACCTTTGGTCTGCTATCCATATTTAAGTATCGGGTAGCTAGATTACAAACTTAGTCCGAGAAATATTCAAAACTATTTTTTATACTAAGGAGCCTCAAATGGCTATTACAATTGATAATGCATACATTGAAACGTTTGAAGATAACGTTCGTTTTTTAGCACAACAAAAACCTTCACGCCTAGTCGGTACAGTAATGAGCAAAACCTCAACAGGTGCTGCACATAACTGGGAACGAATTGGCCCTACTGAATTTGCTGAGAAAACATCAGCACGTACAGCAACGCCTGAGAATGATACACCTTGGTCACGCCGCGTATCACAAGTTAAAACATTTGATAACGGTGATACTGTTGAGCAAGAAGACATTGTACAAATGCTTGTTGATCCACTTTCAAGCCTTACAACTAACCTTGCACATGGTTCAAACCGTAACAAAGATGACGTGATTATTGCCGCAGCTACAGCTGATGCTTTAGATGGTGACGGTAACTTGAACACGTTCCCAGCTACTCAAGAAGTTGGCGACTACAGCACAGCTATTACATTAGACCTTATCAATGAAATGGACCAAAAGTTTTACGACAACGACATTGACCCTGATGAGCCTAAGTGTGTAATTATCTCACCATTCCAACGTCGTACCTTACTCGGCTTACTTGAAGTGACTTCTGGTGATTTCCAAGGCGATTCAATGGCATTACGTAACGGTTATTTACCTAGCTTCTTGGGTTACGATTGGATTGTATCAACTCGCTTGCTATCTCCAAGTACAGGTCAAGTTGATTGTCTAGCGTATACGCAAAAAGCAATCGGTATGCAGTTAAACCGTGACATCTCTACTCGTGTTGCAGAAGACCCTAGCAAGTCATTTATGTGGCGTGTATACGGTTTCCAAACTTTGGGCGCTGTACGTGTTGAAGATGAACATATTGTACGTCTTAAACTAGCTGACGCTTAATCGTGTTACGGGGCTGGGGGGATTAGTCCTCAGCCTTTCTCTTTGGCCCCAACTTAAAGAGGTGTTAACATGGCTATTGCAGGTGTGAGAACAGAATTAAACGTTTCCATTGAAGCGACCACATTAAAAACTGGTTTAGTTTGGTGGATGGATAACGGTACAATCAAAGGTCAATCTAATGAGTTAGCGGCAGGATTGTCAACAACTTACTTAGGTAAGGCTTTAGAGACTGACGGTAACAAAGCAGGGAAAAGAACTCCGCGAGTTGCTAAGAACGACCGCCAAGTATTACCGTAAATAATAAAAGATAACCTGGCTATTGCTGGGTTATTTTGTTTTAAGGGTTAAATTATGAGTAACAGAACAGACGCACAAGCAGGGATTGACGCACAGATTGCAAAGCAAGGGGTTGCTGATTCAATATCGCCAACTAATCAAGCTAACGATACGTTACAGCCTATTTTAGATGCTGCGTTAATGATTGATGAGTTTAACGAAGTAATGAACACCTATGCCGCGCTCGGTTACACTCAGAAGCAAGGTACTTCAACTATTCCTTTGGTTATATCTGGTTTAACTGGAACAGGCAACGAAGATTTGACACCACCAGATAGCCCTCAACCTTTAACAGGTGGAGACTATAAAAGTTTTGAAAAAATCACAGGTTTTGTTGAGATTGAAGCTAGTGGCTTCTTGTCAATATCCAATAGCGAGATAGTTATCGGTCAAGATGGTGATTACTATTCTACCCACGCTTGGTTAGACGTTTCCTGTACAGGAAACCAAAACAATATCGGCTTTATATTTGGTATCGAGCGAGGTAGTCAGATTATTTTCAGTCAGCGACCTACAGGAATGCGAGGAAGCAACGGGCAAGACCGCACAAATATTTCAGGTGGTGGTTTTTTAAATAGCCTTGAAGCTGGCGACAAGATATCAGTATGGGTTGCTAGTGAAAATAACGCATCAATTACGGTTTATGATTGTAATTTAGGTTTAAACTTACGCAAAAAGAATTAAGGGCAAATTATGAAACCTATTCCAAAGCAAGCAGGTAACGGCTTTAAGACAGGCGTTAACAAACTTGAACAAGTACAAATTAAAAAGATGAATGAAGCGGGTAAAGACGCTTACGAAATAAGCTTAACATTAAAAGTTCAGCTTCCTATTGTAGAGTCATTCATTCCTAAAAAGAAAAAGAAAGCTAAAGCGAAAGCTAAGAAAGAGGATTAGCACATGGCTAGTACCGTTGATATATGGAATTTGGCTCTTAACTTGGTTGGTGATAGCTTTGTCGTAGACCCATTGGAGAACTCAACGGGTGCTGACCTTTGCCGGTTACATTACCCTTATGCTTTGGGTTTTGTGCTAGAGGCTGTTGACTGGAACTTTGCAACAAAGCGTATTGAGGTTGCCGAGTCTGCCACCGTTGAACCTGCTTTTGGTTTTCAATCAAGCTTTAAAGTACCTGATGATTGTTCACGTATTATTGAAGTGTGGGATAACAAGCGAGGCAATACAAACACTCGCTATACACAGAACAATTTACAATGGCAGCAAGAAGGCGAATACATTAGCGCCGATACAAGTGGTCAAGTGTGGGTTAAGTATATTGAGGAAGTTAATGACCCAAACCGATTTACTGATTCATTTATAGCAGCATTAGCCGCTTACCTTGGTGCGAGATTAGCTATACCGGTAGCAGCTAATAGACAACTTAAATTAGACTTACTTAGTGAGTATAAAATTCTAGTTGATGAAGCTGCAGCGAGCGATGGTATGACAGGACGTACAAAAGTGTTGCGCTCTAATGTACTGATAGGAGCAAGGGCTAGATAATGAACCTTTATCCATTACAAACAAGCTTTACCAGTGGTATTTTATCACCGCGCTTTTGGTCAAGAAGTGATTTACCGCAATACCGTTCAGGACTAAAAGACAGTGACAACATGATTGTGACACGTCATGGCCCTATGGAGTCACGCAGCGGTACGCAATTCTTTGAAAGTCTAGGTGATAACTACGCTAGACCATTCCCTTTTCAACTAATACCCAATAATGTAACAGGTGAAGCATTTAGCGCTATTGCCGTAGAAGATGGTCGGCTAATTGTAAGCGGTGCTAGTGGCTCGGTGTTCCAAGATGATTTAACCAATACTAGTTTTAATGTTGGTTTAGGTAGTTGGAGCAAAATATTTACATCTGGGTTATCTACTGTTAGTTGGTCAAGTGGTGCTGCGTTATTGACACCTCAAAAGATAACTAACGGCGCTTCAGCGGGCGTATCTCAGTTTGTCAATGTACCAATAGGCACTGAAAACGAAGATAGAACAATAAGTTTTGTATCATCTATGAGTAGTGGTAGCGCTCAATCAGCTATGGTTATAAGTGTCGGTAGTACGTCAGGCGGTAATGATTTAGCTTCGCAGCTTTTTAACACTGATGATGGTGAGATGGTTTTTAACCCTAACGGCGTAACAAGTTATTGGATAACTTTTTCATGCTTTAATAATATTAATATCGGCGCAGCCCCGCCAAGTGCGTTAGATACAATATTTGGTACGAGAAATTTAACATCAGCTAGTTCAGCACTAACAAGTAGTGGTGCGATTGAATTCGCACACCCTTGGAGCGCAGAAGATATAAGAACCATTCAGACTGAAATGGCCCCGAATGAATTTAGTATGTATTTTCTTTGCCAAGATAAAGCGCCCAAAAACTTAACTATGACTTAGACACCAACACATGGTCTTTTGGGGTTGTTTCCCTAAGTGGCACGCCTACATCATGGGTGACTGGAAATTACCCTACGGCATTGACTTTTTTTCAAGGTCGTAGTTGGTGGGCTGGTGTTCAATCCAATCCGCAAACATTTTGGGCTAGCAAGTCTAACGATGAAACAACGGTCGAGAATGAGCTAGAAAACCTAACAGTAGGGACAGAAGC